ATCTGAGCGTGAGAAGTGGGCGACCGAAGCGCGATTGCAAGATGAACACAAAGTCGATGTAGCCAGAGGGCTAGTCGAGATGCAAAAGACGCTGCAGGAAATGAAGACTAGCCCAACTCCCGTGGTGGTTCATCTGCCAAAATCTAAAAAGCGGAAGCGCTCCGGGCGAATTATTAGAGATGCAGCCGGCGAGGCTACTCATTTAGAAATCGATGAGGAGGAGGCCGAATAATGGCAACCGTAACCCTCAATCAGAACGTGGCGAATAGCCCAACTAACAGCTATCCGGTTGGCGTATTCAAACAGGCCAATGGCACGGAGCTGCAGGCTGTAGTTTCCGTTGATTCCACTGGCGTTGAATACAATGCGCTTAACCCCATGCCCATATCTGGCAGCTTTTCGGCATCATTGGCGTCCGCATCTACCTCGAGCGAAGGAAGGGTAACGGCTGGTGATTCAACCACACTTGTGTTGGCAGCTAATGGCTCACGCAAGGGCGGCAAAGTCAGAGTGTCCCCGAATTCTCCAGTGTCGGTTAACGTAAGCTTTAGTGGTGCGGCCTCTGCCTCGAGTCCCTTGTACGCACCAGGCGAAAATATTCTTTTAGCTGACGGAGCCGTAAAATATACGGGGGCTGTTTATTGCTACTCCGCGGCTGGTACGGGAATTGTGGAGTATGTAGAACTATGAGGACCCAAGTTACAGGAATTCTGGTGTCACTTATCGTTGGAAACTGCGCATTTGCTCAGAGCACTGTGCGTATATGGGACGGCACCGATATAGCTAACGTCACTGGCGGGGCGCTCGATGTAAACGCCACAATAAGCACGGCGGGGCTTGCAACAGAGGCAAAACAAGACACTGGCAACACCTCACTATCGGCAATCGATGGGAAAATTACGGCATGTAATACCGGCGCTGTGGTTGTCTCTTCAGCTCCTACTACTGCAGTGACCGGCACGTTCTGGCAGGCCACACAGCCAGTCAGCGGAACGCTTACCTGCAACGCTGGCACCAATCTCAACACGTCAGCACTTGCGACAGAGGCAACTCTATCGACGCTCAACGGTAAAGTTACAGCTTGTAATACTGGATCCGTTACCGTTATCTCAGCTCCGACCACGGCAGTAACGCAATCCGGTACATGGACCGTGCAGCCTGGGAATACTGCCAATACCACAGCTTGGAAAGTAGATGGGTCAGCTGTTACTCAACCGGTATCGGGAACCTTCTGGCAAGCTACACAGCCGGTCTCGTTAGTAAGCGTGCCTTCCCACGCAGTAACCAATGCGGGAACCTTCGCTACTCAAGAATCTGGGGCTCTGCTTACGAGCTCACAGCTAATCGATGACGCAGTAGCCACAACAGCGGCAGCGATTCCGACTAAAGGCTTAGCTTGTTCAGCTACGGACGGCACAAACGCCAGAATCATCAAGAGCGATACCAGCGGTGAGTTACAAGTGGACGTCCTAACCATGCCGACGACGGCAGTGACTGGAACTTTCTGGCAGGCCACGCAGCCTGTTTCTATATCGGGTAACCAAGCCGTCAACGTAGCTCAAATCAACGGTGTTACGCCTTTGATGGGAGCCGGAAACACAGGAACGGGGTCGCACAGAGTGACCATCGCATCAGACCAGGCAGCCATTCCCGTATCGCAATCCGGTACGTGGACAGTTCAACCCGGTAACACGCCGAACACTACAGCGTGGCTAACTCAGAATACCCCGGCAACCACAGGTGGTTTCACCACGTATCATCTCGTATCCGCAGCCACGACAAACGCAACGGTAGTCAAGGCGTCAGCCGGGCAACTCTACGGCTGGTATATTTACAATTCAAACGCAGCCGCTAGAAAGCTTGTCTTTCACAATGCGGCATCTACACCAACCGCTGGCGCTTCAGTATTTTTCTCTATCATGCTTCCAGCCGGAGCAGCGGCGAACGTGTTCAATGACACAGGCATTCCATTCTCGACAGGCATAGCAATTACGACAGTCACGGGAATCGCTGATAGCGATACGGCAGCGGTAGAGTTAAACGACTTGACCATAAACCTATTCTACAAATGAACAGGATAGTACTAGCAGTCTTATTACTGCTCTGCTTCCAAGCCCAAGCGCTCGACACTCCGATCAGCTCGGGCGGTAATAAGGTTCCCTCGTCAACTGTCACGAATTACTCCCATGCGACAGGTAACACGCTCTTTTACTCAACAGTAGAAAGTGACGTTCGGAACGTAATTCCGTTTGCCGGAACGGCTAAGGATTTCGCGGCAGCCGTAGCCACAGCTCCAGCTGCCGGTAAGTCATGGGCCTTTACGCTGATGAAGAATGGTGCGGCCACGAGCATCACATGCACGATTTCAGGTACCGCGACAACGTGTACCGATACCGTTAACACAACATCGCTTGTGGCTGGAGACGTATTATCCATTCGATCAATCCCAACGGGAACGCCAACGTCTCCAGTGAATGTTCGTCAATCGTGGACCTTTTCGGGAGGAGCCAGAGAATCAGTAATTCTGGGCAGTAGTAGAACTGCTGCCTTCTCGACCGTATCAACCCAATACGGTGGGTTGCAGGGCTCAGTGGGCAATAACGCGACCCTCTATAATAGAGACCAAGTTTTCCCCACAGCGGGAACCCTTAGCAGTCTATACGTCGATTTGGTTGGTGTGGCTGGTGCTGGTGCTAGCTACGTAATAACACTCAATAAAAACGGCACCGACCAGACTCTTACATGCACAATCTCGGGAGCTGCGGCGACCACATGCAATGACACTGCTAACTCATTTTCGGTAGTTGCCGGTGACCTCGTGGCAATCAAAGTTGTGCCCAGTGCGGGCCCAGCTCCAACTGCTCGCGTTGGAAGATGGGGGGTAAAGTGGGCACCGACTACGGACGGCGAAGCCGTTTTGATGGTCAATAGTGGAGGAAGTCTAAATACTGCCGGTCTGGCTCGTTACACATCAATCCAAGGCTCCTCGAACCTTTGGCAATCAAGCGAAGCGCCAACGCATAATCTTGGATCGGCTTTCACGCTAAAGAGCATGTATATAGCGCTCAATGGCGCACCAGGCGGTGCGGCGTCTTATACGTTTCGCTCAAGAAAAAACGCAGCAAACGGAGCTCTTGTCGTTACCGTCTCCGCAGCCGCTACGACAGGAAGTGATACGACTAACTCTGATACTATCGCAGCTCTCGATCTAATCGATGCATCATCATTAAGCGCAGGAACTCCCACGGCAAGGATCGGTAAACTTGGTTTTGTTGCGTACACGGCTCCCAGCGGATCTACTCTTCGACTTCTGTCGTCAACGGGAGTAGGCCAATGACGCTCCTGTTCTTCTTACGCTCTCCAGCTGGAATAACTGACACAGGACCGCCACCAAGTACGGGTGTATACTACGACCATGAGGATGCAAGACCGAAGCGAAAGGCTAGGAAGTCGAGGGAAGAGAAAGAGCTCGACCGCTTCAAAAAGCAGACGTTACACGAGGCATTTGAGGAAGCTAACCGAATAGCAGTACGCAAAGAGAAAAAGAGAAAGAAGAGAAAAGAGGAAGAGCTGTTGTTGATGTTAATGATGCACGAGTTTGACGGGTACGATGATTAAATCAAAGATATTCAATTACGGTAATGAGCACGAAGCAGAGTGGCCACCACAGTTTCCTCAAGGCCTAAAAGGTCTCGTTGGATATGTCGATCCGAAAACCAAAGAATTCGTAGAGGGCTATCCTCCCAACCCAAACAATCAGTTTGGTGTTGCTCCAAGCGTCATATTTGACTCAATGGCTCCCGCTTATCACGAAGGCGCTTGCAGAGTTATCGAGTCGCGAGAGGAGTGGAACAGACTCGACAAAGAGCACAACCTCTTAACATTTAGCAGCGTCAAAGAGCCACGAGGGTATATGGATAAGGGCAATAAAGCCGAGGCCAAAGCCATAAAGCGCGACAGGCGAAAAGCTTCCATTGAAGCTACCGAGATGGTCCGTGCTAACCCCAAAGAGATTAGGGAAAAGCTCAATAAGCAGGCCGAAAATCAACTAGAAGCCGCCAAGAAGTCGGGAATGGATAAAGTACTCAAAGAGCAAGGAATTATATGAACGAAATACCAACCAACGACGTTAACCTCGAAGCGCCCGTAGCAGAGCAGACGGTCGAAGCACCTAAAGATTTCGATGGCCTCTCGAATCGGGATGCGTTGCAAAAGGCTGTAGAGATCCATCGGGAAGATAAGGACCCAGAGCAAAAAGCGCCGACTACAACCGAAGTGAAGCAGGCAGTCGAGGCGGAGCCAGAGCCACCATCCGAGTTTAGCGCCAATGGTAAAGCAGCCTGGCGACTGAAGGATGTGACCGGCATTCAAAAAGAGTTTCGACGCATTCACGATTCTAGGACGGCGGAGATCTCGCGGGCACAGAAAGCGGAGCGAGAGGCGCGCGAAGAGGGCAAGACGTGGCGCGAACTAGGCAAGATGGCAGCCCCTTACATTGAAGCTCGTGGCACTGAAGGCGTTTCGCCCGACAAGGCCATCATGGAAGCACTCGCGCTCATTAACGAGTTTAAAAAAGGCGATCCGTCGGCGGTAAAGGCTGAGCTCAAAAAAATCGGTATCGATCTTGATAGGGCACCTACACAAAACAGCGCGGCAATTCCTATCGAGCTTCGAGATGAGATCAAATCTTTACAGGGCATGGCCGCAGAGTATAAAAAGGACAAAGAGGAAGCTAACTTCCAAAGAACCGTTCAGACGTTTGGTACGATCTTTAGTAAATTAACTTCCGAGAAAACTCGAACTGGTGAAACCGTATTCCCCGCGTTGCTCGATAACAGCGAAGCGGGTAACGAATTCGCCAGAGAGTTGGGATCTCTTACCCAAGACCAGCGGTTTCAGGCTGGAGTGGCCCGCAGATTCCCTGATGCTACCTTCGAAACTGTAGTGCGCGAAGCCTACAAGTACTTAGGGGGCAAGGTATCCGGTGACCCGGTAAAAGTCTCCACACAAAGCACTCAACAACACATCGATAAATCACGGCGTGCGTCCGCTGCAAGTCCAGGCAGAACCGCACCTAGAGTCAATGACTCGAACCTTTCAGGGAAGCTCTCAAATAGGGCTGCTCTGATTAAGGCTATAGAACTCAACAGGGAGCACTAGAACTTAGGCTTCCTGTAAAAAGGAGGCTTTAAGTGCCAGATAATTTTAGTGACATATACTCGACCACTTGGGAACTCCGGGAAAAAAAGCCCGCTGATGCCGTAGCGGATCACATTCCGTTCATTTGGAAGTTGCGTAAAAAGGGAAATATCAAGACTATTTCCGGCGGACGCTTTATTTCCGAAAACATCCGGATTGCTCAGAATCAGTACGTGCAGCTGATTGACGCTGATGAAGAGATAGCGATGGGTTACAACAACACCCTCGCGGCATTCCAGTTCACTCCAAAAATTATCGTTACGCCAACAGTGATCAACGAGCTCGAGCAAGCTCAGAACCAAGGTCCGAGCGCTTTCCTGGACCTCATGGACGAGCGGCAAGAGGTGGCTGACGAATCCACCTGGAACGTCATGGAGGCCATGATGCAGGGTGATGGCACTACCTACGGCGGCAAGGCCTTTGCGGGCATTCGAGGATACCTACCTGACACAAACTCAACTGGTACGATTGGTGGGCTCTCGAGAGCTACCTATTCGGCGCTTCGGCACTCATCTGTGAACCTAGTTTCGACGTTCGGCTCTGCTACCGATTCGAGTAACATCGAATCGCGTACCCGCTACGTCAAAAACTTGATTGTTCGCGGTACTGACAAGCCGGACCTCGGACTATTCGGCAATACGTACTTCAACGCTGCAGCTGATTCGTTCTCCGGTAAGTCGAGAATAACGGTTGATAAAGAAATGTACGAAGCGAACTTCGATAACTTCGTTATTGAAGGGATTACGATTGTACTGGCGGGCGGTAAATTATTTTCGGGACTTTCGCATATCGCGGCGGACCGTGGATATCTACTCAACACCAATACTTTCAAGCTCAAGATGTACAACGGGTACAACTTCCAGCCTCTCAATAAGCGCACGTCATTTAACCAACTAGTCGAAGCTGCGATTTTACTGGGAATTGGGAATCTCACGATGAACAACCCAGCACTTAACGCCGTTATGTACGACTCATAAACTGGAGAATTTAAAATCATGACAGCTTCAGCCAAATACAGTCTAAATGCGAGTGATGGATCAACATCGCTCAATGCTCTACTGCAAGAGATTAACATTAAGGGCGCCACGTGGATGTACGTTAAGGCCTCAGCTACGATTACAGCCTTCCAGGCTTGTATTGTTAGCAGGGCGGACGGAACCATCCAACCTCTCACGACGGCGCTCGCTGCGTCCGTCGGGCCCGTGGCGGATATTGTAGTGCCACAGTTTGACTTTGTGTCAGGGGATTTCGGTTACGCTCCGGTTGGACCTTTCTTCCTTCGCGAAGACGGTGCGACAACATTCAAGGTCTCAGCGCTCACTTTGGCTGTGTTGGGTACTAAGCTCTACACAACGGCAACGGCGGGATCGGTTGATGACGCAGCAACGACGTTGATTGCAGGTCTCACTCTCTCGTCCACTGTGGGTGGTTCTACGGCAAATACTGCATGCACTGCCAGCACACGGATGTTCGTGGGCGTGTAGTTAACGGGGGGAGGGTAATTCCTCCCCTTTTGATAGGAATCTCATGGACGGAATAGAAACATTTGACAATCCACTTTTGGCTGATGTTCAAATCAATGCCGATGGAACACTCAAACAATCGGGCAAGCAGAACGTAAAGTTTTCTCGCGTTAAGGTGATGTCGTTTAGGGCTAGACCACTTTGGGTAAAGCGCGATGATGGCGAGATTGCAACGCATCCAAACGGCAAGCCTGTTCGAGCCTTAGATGAGAAAGGCAAGCCTGCATTTGATATTGACCCTAGAACGGGAATTCCGTTTAAAGACGCGTTCGACGAAATCAAAGAGATGATTCGTGTCGAGACTAGAGGCGATACCAACATCAAAGAGGACGTAGCTGATGCATTCTCGAAGCGGCAATTTAACCGGCAGTATAGGTACTTTCGTGATGGTAAATTGCCGGATGGTCATTCCATCGAAGACTTCGAATGGATACAGCCCCAGACTGTTATGGAGCTTCATATGTTCGGGATTCACACCCTCGAGCAGGTCGCCGAAATGGACGAAGTTTCTTGCGAGCAGATTAAAGACCAATCTGGATTTGAAGTTCGAGACCTTGCTCAACAATGGCTCAAAATCAATTCCCCTGATGGTCAGGCTGGTAAAGCCGACCGAATGCAGCTCGAGAACGCTCGACTAAAAGCAGAGCTCGAATCACTCCGAGCTAGTGGACGTAAAGTTAGGTCTGTTGATCTAAAAGCAGTACAAGCGACAGAAGAGAGCGAGCCAGTTGAGACCCTCGAGATTAACCCAGAAGAGCTAACACGAAGTCCCGGACGTACTAGAAAGGTATAAAATGAAACGAATTCTAACGCTACTTACAGTTGTTCTGGTCAGTTCGAGCGTGGCTCTTGCTGATGCCTGCACTCAATTTTTGGGCAATGCGTTTACTCCTAACCAGGAACTTAGGATTTGCAAACAGAACGGCGCGATTATAGCTCAAGATAATGTTGAGACAGTTGCGGGAACTGGGACTAATCAGGCTACGGGCGCTGCACTGAGCGGAACAAATTACGTTCATCGTATCACGGGCGCAAATGGTGTCCTTGCATGGACGCTTCCAGATGCAAACGTAAATACGATTGGCCGGGTGCATATCTTGCTCAATACAACTGCCGGGGCGCCTCTTATCTTTCCAGCCGTTGCGGGTAGTGACACGATCAACGGTGCTGCAGTTGACGCGGTGTTTGCAGCTCTTACGGGTATCAAGCCGATTATCTGCGTGCAATTTACGTCTACCGGTTGGATCTGCAGCTAATGAAAAAACTACTGGTAGTAATCGCACTATGGCCGGGTATCGCGCTTTCTGATGGGTTTCAGGTTAAGCCTGGAAATGCTGCAACGCCTCGAGCATTTCCGACACCCGGTACACCGATGGAGCGGGCGAACGTCGACATCTACGGTAACCAGCAGGTTGTTATGGTTGCTCCGGGTGGCGATACCTCGTTTTCGCCGTACGGTACAGCCGCCAATACATGGCAATCATGTTCAGTGTCTAATGTCGGCGTTACTGACGTTGTGATTAAGGCAGCAGGCGGGGCAGGCGTAAGAATATACGTTACATCAATCTCGTGCTTCAACACTGCAGCAGTCGCGTCCTCAATGGCATTTAAGGACGGAGCTACTCAGATATATGTGGGAGCTGTTGGCAACTCGACACTAGACGGCGTGGCGTACTACGCGCATGCATTGCCAGTCCCTTTACGAACGACCACAAATACCGCATTTAATTTTGCAATGGGAACGACGGCGACAGCAACAACATGCTGCGCAGTCGGTTACACGAGTACGAACTAAAGCAATTGGAGAGATTTATATGCAAGACGGATTTTACCTCGCAGACGAGAAACACAAATCACTATCGGGTAGCACTGTAGATCTTAAGGGTCTGCTCTACTTTCGCCAAGCTCGCTCCGGCTATGATGGCAAAGCCAGCAAAGAGCACGTAAGAGATTACGCAGGTCTTTTTGGTGAATTCATGACGTCACGTCCTGATTATGTGCTCCCCGAGAGCTTCACCAAAGAAGAAGTTGGGCAGCCTTCCGTGGAAGTTGTTCCACTACCCGAAAAGCCAGCAGAATGAAGGATCCCTTTGAGGCTCGTGCTGTAGAAGACGACAAGAAGTTCAGCACAAAAAAACGCCACTAAGATGAGTAGGGGGATGCCATCGCTACTGTTGCGGAGCTCATCAATGAATTCCTTGATAGGATAAACCAGCCGCGTGAAGCTAGTTACGTGGGCTCTACCACGCCTGCCGCTCGGCAGTATCTATCCCTATTTAAGTACGTTGCTGGCAAGCTACTCGAGTATCAAGACGGCTGGGACCAGCTCAAGAGAATTTACACGTTCACCACATCGTTGGGAGTTGCAAACTACCAACTCCCTGGCGATTTCCTGAGAATGCTCACGGGCACTCAGTGGGGTGTGACAAATCAGATTCCTTTAGCTGGTCCACTGTCCAACGCACAACTCGCGTTC